GCGAGCCTACTTCACAGCAAAAGATAATAGATGGTAGATATGATACAGTATCTATTAGCGCTGTAGCAACTAACGTTCTATGTAGTATATGTAATAAGAGAATAGATATTAATAACTCTACATGTAAACATGATAGATGGAAAAGGTATGATACTAAGGGGAAGAGAACTGAGGATGGCGCTATATGCTTCTATAAAGCTGGACCTCTTATGGGTAGACATGTGGCTTTCGTTCATACACCTGGTGATAAATATGCAGGAGTTAAAGGATTCGAGTACGAGGGAGTTGAAGATTCTCTAGTCTATGATAGTAATATATATGATGGCGTCTCCCTAGCTGAAATATGGATTATGGATGCAGCTAAGAAACTTCTAGTAAGCCTACATGATGAGGAAGGTAATGTATATGATAAACTTACTGACGTAGGAAAGAGAACAGTCATAGATATACTGAATAGTGGTTATGATAAGAAGGAGGATGATATTGTGGAAGATAAGAAGGTAGAAGATAAAAATAAACCAGGCGATGAGCCTACTGAAGATAAGAAGGAATTACCTATAGACTTAGAAGATACAGTAACTATGACTGATACTGAACTCGAGGCAGTATTAGAGAGACTTACTGAAGATGCTAAGTTATCATATGAGGCAAGAAAGAAGTTACCAAGCTCATCCTTCTGTGGCCCTGATAGATCTTTTCCAGCGCATGATGCTGAACATGTAAGAAAGGGGTTACAAATGCTTAGCAAGAGTAACTATACATCATCACAGAAAGCTAAAATATACGGGTGTCTAAAGAGTAGGGCGGGTAAGTATGGTATTAAGGTTAGTTCAAAAACTAGTGATACTGGTAGTGAAACTAAGATAGAAAATATAACAATATTAGATGTACTTCTAGCGGATGCTAGTATAGATGATATCTTATCTCTAAATAAGATGGTAGATTATCTTAAGAGTATAGGGTTAGAGGTTAGTGCAGAGGACACATGCACTATAGTAGTTCCAGGTAAGGTCGAAGAGAAGATAGAAGAGAAGAAAGAAGAGAAAGTGGAAGATACTTCTACAGAGGGTAGTAAAACCACTGTTGTAGAACCTGAGGTTAAAGCCGAAGATACTACAAATAAGGATGCCCTTGCTGAGAAGGATGTTGTAATAGAAGATCTCAATAATACACTTAAACTTACTAGTAATCAGAATTTAGATATGATGGAAAAACTTAAACTAGCACAGGCTAAAAGAGTAGTAGATCTAAGAATTCTTACTGGTAAGGCTACAGTGGCTGATAGAGATAACATGGTTAAGGAACTGATAGATAAGTCGGAGGATGACATCAATGACGCTATCACAGAATTAGAAAATATTCTTGCTACGGCAAGTACTAAAATAGTCCCGGAAGATGCAGAAGGGGAGCACGTTGACGGCGCCAGGGATAGGAAGACTATTAAACCCAAGGCTGCTAATAGATTAGACTTACTCAAACTAAGACATCAAAAGAAGGGAAATTAAGGAGGTCGCATAATATATGAAAATGACATGGAGCCCACAGACAGCGCGAAGACAGCCTATAAGAACTGCACCTAGTAAATATCTCACTAGTAGGTTAAGATGGCATATAGAGAGATCTGAGGGTACAAGATTAAGTGAAGTCTTTTATCCTTGGAAGTTTCTTCCTGCTCTATGGCAGGACGTAGAAACAGACGAGGGTGTAGTTATAACTAAGGGTACGATAGTATCAGCTATAACTAATGTAGTAGGTGCTTCAGGTATGGTAGATATAGCAAGTGCTGAGTCAATACCAGTATTTGATGATGCCACTGTAGTTGGGGATGACGCGGTAACTACTAATATAGATACAGGATATTGGGGATACCCAGATAGTATAGTAGGATTACTAGTACCAGCTAACGGAGGAATTAATGCTAGACACCCATATAGTACATTAGATGTTACACTAGGCACATATGCACAAGGTACAAATCAGGTTGTAACTACCGCTGTACTAGCAGATGCCGGGCTAAAGTATCTTAATGTCGGCCCTAATATGCCAATAGGTGTAGTTTATAATGATATATATCAGGATATAAGGGGCAAGAATCTTAACTATCAGACATTTGATGTATTCGGTGTTCTTTGTGACTGGTATATAGAAGTACCATTCGTAGATTACGATGATGTAACTAACTTTGTTAGTGGTATAGTAGATAACCAGGATGAAGATGTTATTGGTATGAGTACTGGTAGCTGTGCCGGATATCTTGCTACTTACAAGAAGTATCCATTCTTCTATTACTCAAGTGCTGGAGGTAGTATTGCTGGCGCTTATCCTGGTCAGTTACTTAAGTCAGATCTTTATGGTAAGTTTGTTCCACAGGGAACTGCTTTTGCAACAGCTGCTACAGCACAGACAGTAGGTAAGTTAATTGTAACAGATTCTAGATTCCCGAAGGATATGATGGATAGTGTTGATACATTCCCAGGTTCTAGGATGCCTGGAACCGAGACTGGCGGAATCCCAGGTCACTTATTCGAATTCGTTAGAGATGCATACCACGCTATTAACGGCGTGGATCCTACTCCAGCGCAGGTTGTAACTCAAATACAGGCAGGAAACTACGGTATTGCAAGGATACAACTTAACATATAATTAGATAGGGAAATTTACTTAAGTGGGGTATACCCCCACTTAGGTTGTTGTACAGGAGGTATATAATATGGCAGATGAGAAAAAGGATAGCATAGATACTAAGGCTGCACAGAATGATGTATATTCTATGTTTACAAATGCGGGTATGGTCTATGACTCAGAAACACAAGACTGGGCAGTTACAGATGACGGTGAACCAGCAAGATTCGAGATTAAGGATTTACTAGTGAAAACGGATTTGACGAGGTTTGGAATGGGCCTCCTTTAGTAGTAATACTAATAGAAAAACTTTACTGTATGCGTGGACGCCTTAATATAATATTAAGGAAATACGCAGGCAACCTAAGATATTAAGTAAGGGGCAATCTAATGATGATGAAAGAAACACTTGAGAAAGAGTACTATAAAAATAAGCTTACTCAGGAAGAGATAGCTGAAAAGTATGGCGTATCAAGAAGATCTATAGGTAATTATCTAAAGAAGTATGATATGAGACCTCTGAAAATGTATGAGAGAAATGAATCACAAGAGTTATCACAAGAACAGCACGAGTTCATTATAGGAACTATGCTAGGAGATGGATGTCTACAAATAAGATCAGGATTTTACTGTGATGCTCACTTAGGGATAAGACATGGATTATCCCAGCTAGATTATGTCAATTGGAAATATGATATAATGAAGGATTTTGTTAATCATGAAATAAAGTATAGTAGTGATACCCTTCATGGTAAGGTATATGATTCTTGTTACTTCAGAACCATATGTCATCCTATATTCACCGATTATCAAAGAATGTTCTATGATAGTGGTGTAAAGGTAATAACTAATGAAATAGCAGAAGAGCTAACACCTCTAGCTATTGCGGTATGGTATATGGATGATGGTACTACTGATGGAAAATATGCTAAATTCTGCACTAATTCCTATACAGAGCCAGAACAGAAGAGATTACAGAAGGTAATGCTCACTAAGTTCGGGTTAACCACTGTATTATGGAGATGTGGTTACTTTAAGGGTAGTAATCAGATAGTGTACAATTTAGTAATTACTAAGAAGAGTACACAAGACTTTATAGATATAGTAAATCCTTATATTATAGAATCCATGAAATATAAGATAGATATTCTCTCGGGAGCCTCAGAGACTAAACGTAAAGCCCCGCTAGATGCGGGAGAAGATATAGTCCAGTCCCAAAATGAAATACCCGGTGACGGGGGGTAGGAAAGTTATTCCAACTGTGGTGACTACCATAGTTAGAGAAGCACTAGAACCTAATTTACTAATGGTACCTAATTTATTCACCCCCTTAAATTTACCGATGGCTAGAATAGTACAAATTGGCGCAGTAGGCAGTATGTATGCTGAAGAGATTGCGGAAGGTGGAGAATACCCACAGAGAGATTTAGACTTAGACGGTGGAAATTCAGTGTCTGTTGCGATAACTAAGCATGGATTACAGGTAATGATAACCGATGAGGCTATAGAGGACAGTTCTTGGGATATTATAGGTATGTGGCTAAGAGCCGCAGGAAAGGCTCTTGCTAGACATAAAGAGGTAAGTGCGGCAAAGTTAATTAACGAGTTAGGAGTTACAGTATTCGATAATAGTTCGCCAACGACTACAGCGGATCCAAATGAATATGGTACTACTACTGGAAGAGATATAACTGGTGCCTTTAATGGTTCTATGACGCTAAATGATATATTCGATCTATATGCCTTTATGGCTATGAGAGGATTTATACCAGACACTTTAATTATGCATCCGTTAAGATTAGCGGCCTAAGTTAGTAATAACTTAGTGAATAACAACTTAAATTGCGGGGAAGCCTCAAGTAGGTTATCCGCAGGCAAGCCTTACGAGGAACTACACATGAAGAGAATTGATATAGCAGATGATGATACACTATATAAATTATATATAGTAGATAAAATGTCAGCTTCATCAATAGCTAAGTTATACAATGTTAATAAACAAGTAGTATTAAGAAATCTTGATAGAAAACATATAACTAGAAGAGGTTCTACAGAACTTAAAGTAATTAATAAGAGAGTTATCGTATGTGATAATTGTAGTAAAGTAATTACTAATACTAGAAGTAAAAGACCTAATGTGTATAATCACACGTTCTGTAATATAGAATGTAAGTGTGAATGGATGAGTAACACATTCTCTGGTACCAATTCTTGGAATTGGCGTGGGGGATGCAAGAGAGCAGATTATGGACCAAGTTGGCAAAGACAGAAGAAATTAGTTTTAGATGTTAATAAAGAATGCCAAGTATGTGGCTCACATAGTAATATAGAAATTCATCACTTAATTCCATTTAACATGTTTAGATATGAACGTGGTATAAATTCTAATGATAAAATGGCTAATTCTACAAATAATCTTATGGTTATGTGTAAGAGGTGTCATGGTAAACTTAGACGTAAGGAAGCTTCAGAGACCATAATAGTTGCTTCTGAGAATATATTAAATAAATCTCAGAAGATGGGATGGTCCGAACTGCATAGCGATATGCAGACCTTAGCAGAAATGACTAGGGCGCTAGTTAATAATTATATTAATTAGTAGTAACAAAATTGTAGCATGGAAAATGTTTATGATAGATCCAGATGTGAGAGAAGTAGTATTAAAGGGTAACGTTCTATCTACAAGAAGGATGCCTTTAGGAGCTTCTAGCCCAGGTTGGGGTACTACTCATGAGGGAAGAGGTCTTAGAACTACAGCTACTGGACAAGGTTATGCCGCAGGTTATGGTACTGCCGCTGGTACAGTTACAGGTAAAATTGGCGCAGATCCATGGGTGCAGACACTTAATCCTCTAGGTGCAACTTGGAATATAGCACCACAGTATTTACCAAGTCCTCTAACAGTTTTAGTTAGTCCATATGTTCCATACTATCAGGGTGCTGCATCAGTAGTAAGTGGTACACCGGCAGTAACTAGAACTTACCCAACAACTTCTATTATAATGGCACAATCCGATGCATGTGGTATCTTAGTTAATAAGTCCCCAGTTGGAGTAGATGAGTGGGACGATCCAGCTAGAGATATTAGAGCTATGAAGATAAGAGAGAGATGGGGTATGCAGCTATTTGAGCAGGGTAAGGGCGTAGCCGTGGCTAGAAACATAGTTATAGCTAAGAATTATGTCTTTGACAATGTTAATAGTGTTACCCTTGGCGAGCACGATATAGATAGCATATCTGCGGTTACTATAGCAAACATATAGTAATTAACTGATATATTATGAAGTTATCACGGGATGTTCTAACTTCTTGTTGGAACATCATCAAGAACTAACCGTAGGGGAGTAATATCCCCTACTCCTAAATAGGAGGTTAGCAATATGGCTAAACTAACAACAGGAAGAACAAATTTCGGTGGAGGATTCGTATTCTCACAAGGAGCTGGAGGTCTTTGGGATGTATTCGATCATATACAGGCAGGTAAATTATATCTTACTCAGAGAGGGGATTCAGTAGCTTCTGGTACTTTCGATAAGGCTTTTACTTCAGCGCCTAATCATGTATCTATAACTATGAGGGTTCCACCTTCTGGAAATGAAGGTTATATAACATCATTAACAACTACTGGATTTACCTATACATTCCCAACGGCCCCAATAGACCCAGATGAGAATTTAGGTCTATTCCCAATTCACGTAGCGGACTGGTTTGTAGTACTATAAATTCTCCAAGAAGTATATAATAAGGACGGAGGGTAATAATGAAAGAAGATAAAAATACAGAGGTGTATGAAGATGGCAAAATGCAAGAGCAAGGGAAAGAAGAAGAGATAGATAGAGACGGGCTCCCCCTATTTGTAAGACTTAACCCGGCACATGGTGGTATGTGGATGGATGATATATCTGGACTAGTAGTATCACAAAATGATGGAAAGGATCGTAATGGTAATACTATAAGGAACTATGGTAGAGTCCCTATAGGGGAAGACTGTAGTAGAATTAAAGAAGCATTAAGAAGACGCATACTAGTACCTTGTGACCCTTCTGGTAACTCTAAGATGATAAAGGAGCAGTTTCTTGTAAAGGAAGATACTGTGGAAGCACTTATGAAACAACCTCAAGGGAAGATATTACAGTTAATAGATAATATAAGGGATGTAGAGCTACTACAGAAGATGCATAATAT